GCATCGCTGAAATCAAAGCCTCACTCTGACGAAGTTGCGTAGCAGAAATACCAGCCCTGTTCAGGGCAATCTGGCTGCTGTGGGTTACGGGGTGACATCTGACAATGGTTTTTCCTATGCTGCTACCGAGCACGGGATGATTATTGGTTTGTGCTCTGTGCGTGCTGACTTGACCTACCAGCAGGGTCTTCAGCGTATGTGGTCGCGTCGTACGCGTTATGACTTCTACTTTCCGGCTTTTGCCATGCTCGGTGAGCAGGCCGTTCTTAACAAGGAAATCTACTGTCAGGGCACTGTCGCTGACGATTCCGTGTTCGGCTATCAAGAGCGTTGGGCCGAGCTGCGCTATAAGCCTTCTCAGATTTCTGGCCTGTTCCGTTCTACTGATCCAGCGCCCTTGGATTTCTGGCATTTGGCTCAGCGGTTCGACACGTTGCCTGCTCTCAACAGTGAGTTTGTGGTGGAGAATCCGCCTATAGAGCGTGTGATTGCTGTCGGTGAGGCGGCTGGTGGTCAGCAGTTCATCAGTGATTGGTTGTTCAAGTCTACTGTGGCTCGACCCATTCCGATGTTCTCTGTTCCTGGTCTGATTGACCATTTCTGAGGTGTCATCATGGGATTGCTTGGAAGTTTTGCCAATTCCGAAGTTGGCATGGGACTCAATGATGCCTTCGGCGGTGGTGCTCGACGTCGTGCTCAGAGTCAGGCGGATACCAACCGCACTAACATGCAGATTGCCCGTGAGGGTAATGTTGCATCTGCTGCTCAGGCGCAGCGCCAGATGGATTTTCAAGAGCGCATGAGTGGTACTGCCCATCAACGTGAAGTGAATGATTTGCTCGCTGCCGGGTTGAATCCGATTCTCTCTGCTGGTGGTTCTGGTTCTTCTTCTCCTGCTGGTGCTATGGGTTCTGTCTCTGTGCCGCATATGGAGTCGCCCTATGCTGGTTTTCAGGGTTATGGCAAGTTGGCCATGGAGGGTATTTCTACTGCTGCTCAGTGGATGCAGACCAAGGCTAATATTGAGAAGGTCAATGCTGAGACTACCGATGCCCTGAACAGGGCTGGTATTTCTGCTACGCAACTTCGTCAGAGTGAGGCTTTGATTTCAGCGATGCAGAATGAGGGTGGTTCGTTTGCAATGGCGTTTGATGAGAAGGATCACGCCTTGATGCAATACCTGCGCTCTACTGTTACCAAGCCTGCTGTGCAAGCTGCGGCTACGAAGATGGCCGAGGGTCAGAATGAGGAGGCTCTTCAGAGGTTCGTTAACATGCCTGCTGCTAATGCCTTGATGAAGGCTGCGCAAATGGCTATCCAAGTCTATCTTGCCGGCAAGTCCGGTCGTAAGGATTAATCATGCAATTCCGTACCCCATATACTGCCGAACTCAATCATCAGATGTCTGAGGTGACTGGCATCATCTTCAACAAGCCTTCAATGACCAAAGAGTCTTATGCCAAGGATGCCGACATCAATGTGATCGTTTCTCGTTTTCTCAAGACCGGCGAGTTGCCGTCCAACTTGAAGGATAATGGTTGGACTTCTCAAGACTTCACTTCTGCGCCTGAGGACTATCAGACGGCGCTCAATCTGGTCAACGCTGCTCGTGATCAGTTCCTCACTCTTCCTGCCAAGCTGCGTGATCGTTTTCAGAATGATCCTCACAAGTTGGAGCTGTGGTTCAATGATCCTGCGAATCTTGAGGATTCCTACAAGTTCGGGCTTCGTGTTCGGCCTGTTGTCGATGTGATTAATACCCCCACGCCGAAGCCGGATGTTCCGGATAAGGCTTGACATTCGACTAGTCATATTGTCTACTATGGGCACTGCGTTTTGCAGTGCCTTTTTTTATGGAGTAATCATGTCTGCTGTTCAACCGATGTTTCTTTTCGCCATCCATGATGTCGTTACTGACGTCTGGACTTTGCCGATGTCTGCCCACAATCCTTCTGACTTCACCCGCAATCTCGCGGCTTCGCTCCAGGCTGCTGACGTCAATACCAACATGATGGCTCGTCATCCTGAAGACTATGAGCTCTGGTCGATCGGCTACTACGATGTTTCTGATGGGACATTCATGGAGACCAAGTGTGAGATGCTTGGTCGTCTTTCTCAGTGGACTCACAAGGGTGTTCCTAAGTCTCCGGTGAAGCCTGAGGATGATCCTCAGCATCCGCACAATGTCATGGGTCGTCGGATTTCTCCTTATGGCGATCGTCACGACGTTGCTCCCGGTATCTTTCCGCCTGGCTCTGGGGGTTGATCATGGCCCGTTACCGGCCTATTCGTACTCAGCGTGATGCTGCTGTTGTCCTCGCTGAGGACTTCGCGCGCGCTGCGCGCTCTATGGGCGATATGTCCAATTTTTACCGCTGGCGCAATGTTGCTGCCCAGCATCGTGTGCTCTCTGGCGTTCCTCTTGAGCCTTTGGATCCTGCCGCCTATAGGATCCTTTGGAATGATCTTTACTCTATGGATCGTCCTGATTTCAAGCTTACGTAGGCGGGTTAACACCCGCCTACGCCTCGCCGGGAGGCGGTTTTTGCCCGGGATTCCCGGGCTTTTTGTTGCGAACTCTTCGCATTTGTACCATTCTCTCTTGATGTAAATGGTACAGGTGACAACGTCACCTTTTTTATCTATACTGGATCCCGTTGTGGCTTGCGTTTGGCTGTAAGCCATAGCTCATGCCCTCGGGTCTTTTTTTTTCATGGAGTTTATGACATGAATTCTCTGTCTCGTTTTTCTCAATCACGTGGCTCTGCCCGTTCTTCTCACTACCGTGCCGCTTCTCGTACCAAGGCCATCAATTCGATGCGCTATGTCAATCGAGGCGGCATTCGGTTGTAATCGTGCCTTGCACGTCTCCTCTTAAGGCCTTCCAGCATCCCGCTGGAGGGCCTTTGTTTTTTGAGCGCTCTAAAGCGCCTCCTTCTGCTCGTTCGGTTTCTATCGGCTGTGGCCGTTGCACTGGCTGTCGTCTTGATCGTTCCCGCATGTGGGCTGCTCGGTGCTTTGCTGAATCTCAGCTACACGAATCTAATTCGTTTCTTACTCTTACTTATGCGCCTCACTATTTGCCTAAGCATGGCACTCTTGTTCCTGATCATCTGACCAAGTTCATTAAGCGCTTGCGCGAAGATCTCAGGATTAATCATAATGGCGCGTTGATTCGGCATTTCTCTTGTGGGGAGTATGGCGATGAGGAACAGCGTCCGCATTATCACTGCGCAATTTTCGGCTGGCATTTCCCTGATCGTAAGAACGCCGGTATGTCTGGATCACATCCTATTTTTTCTAGCGATCAGTTGTCGTATCTTTGGCCTTATGGTCTATCTACGATTGGTGCTCTCACTTTTGAATCGGCTGCTTACATTGCTCGTTACGTCATGAAGAAGTATTCGAACAAATCGTTGCCCGATGATGTCCGTGTCGATCCCACTACAGGTGAGGTTTTTCCCAATCAAGTTCGGGAGTTTGTTCGTATGAGTAACCGTCCGGGCATTGGTGCTGATTGGGCTCGCCGTTTTCAGAATGATTGGATTGATGGATGCATGGTCGTGAATGGCATTCCTATGGCTGTTCCCAAGTATTTTTTGCGTGATCTGGAGAATCGCACAGGTAAGGATTCTTCTCATGTTTTAGGCTTCAAGCATGCCAAGCGACGTTGGCTGCTGGAGAGGGGCCAGATGTCCGAGGAGGAGCTGGCACGTAAGGCGGAGTACCTCGATGTGAGGGCTTCACAATTGAAACGTTCTGTGGAGTAGTCAAATGGCTAACGTAGGCAATTTTCGTAATCGGTCTGTTCAGGCCCACAACTTTTCACTGGTTCCACGCGGCGATGTGCCGCGTTCTCGTTTCCGCCGTGAAAGTGGCCATAAGACCACTTTCGACGCGGGATGGCTGATTCCGATTTATGTCGATGAGGTGCTTCCCGGCGATGTCTGGAAGATGTCCTCTGTGTCGATGACGCGTTTAGCGACGCTCGTCGAGCCTATCATGGACAATCTTTACCTTGATTGGTTCTGGTTTTTCGTTCCGAATCGTCTTGTCATGAATAACTGGGTCAAGCTCATGGGTGAGCAAGAAGACCCGGGCGACTCGATTGATTATCTTGTTCCTCAGATCACGTGTCCTGCTGGTGGTTACGATCCGTTGACGATCTACGACTACATGGGTTTGCCGACTAAGGGTCAGATTACTGGCACCAATCAATTCTCGCACTCGGCGCTATTTCTTCGTGCTTATAACCTCATTTGGAACGAGCTGTTCCGTGATGAGAACCTTCAAGATCGCGTGCAGGTTCCCAAGGATGATGGGCCTGATTCACCTACTCTTTACACTTTGCTTAAGCGTGGTAAGCGTAAGGATTACTTCACCTCGTGCCTTCCGTGGCCTCAAAAGGGTGATCCGGTTACTCTTTCTCTTGCTGGTGATGCTCCAGTCTATGGTGCTTCTGTTTCGGACACTTTGTCTGCTCAGCTCTGGACTACGAATGTCAATACAGGTCCGGCTGGTGCCGTTGCTTGGTCGAATTTGGGTGGCGATACTTCAGTTTTGACTGCTGGTGGTGCTTCGGTTAAGT